GCAAAGAATTCTTTCGCTATATCCTTTAGCACTAAATAAATCATAACCATACAAAAACGCCAAATAAAAGTTCAACATAGTGTCAATCGTCGCGACTTTAATCTCCTTCTCTCCATCATCAATCGTATTGTAGCTATGACATCCAATAGTCGCATAAATATTAGCAATAATATCCTTTCCAACCTTGACCTCATAACCTTGAGGGATAACCTCGCCAACAGGGTCAATATCTAGTATTTCCACATTGTGAATATCACTATCATTCAAACGCTCCTTTAATATTTCTGCAGTCGTCTTCGGGTCAGTAGAGAGAACATCAAAATCGGGATTATGGATCAACTTCTTTTGTAGTTTTGCAGGCATATATTTGGAATACAACGCAACCGCATATCCCCCAAAAAATACCGCAGATTGATTGATTAGTGTATCTTTTGTAATATTAAATATCTCTTCTACTTTGTCTGGCGAAGCCTTCATAGGACGCTGAAAGTCAACCTCGTTGCATTTTACATTTTTCATGGGATAATGTTTATTCAAAAGACGCAGCCTCTTATATATCTTTTCCCACCGCGTGGTATCCCCTGCAGGCCGACTCAACTCTAAATACATATTCATGCGCAAAAAATTAGGAGGGGTATACAAAATTCCGTTCACACGTACCGCGTGTTTTTTAAGGGTATTAAACAATTCCTTTGGTATGTAGGTAATATCCGCAACGGGAATAAACTGCACGAATACCTTGTAGGTGCCGAAATGCTGACCGGCCTTGGCTTCCACTTGTTCAAATCCCTTTTTGTGATAAATATCCGCTAATTCTTTTGCATCGTCCATTGCATTCGGAGAGAAAAAGTCATAATCAGGAATTTCGGTTTCTTCATCATAAAATTGTTCGTCCTTGGGTAAGATATTATTAATTGCGATACCTCCATACGGAATCAAACCCTTTCGCTTGATAAAATCCGTAACGATGGCAGTCATTGCTTGTATGCTAGGCGACGAGACAACTCGTTTCGCGATTTTTTCTTGTGCTAAATCAACCGACATGCGAAGAATCGCCAACTCGCATTCTTCAAACGTCATTTTATTATTGCATATTTCTTTGGGTTTCATAATGTATATTATATTATGCATATAAAATATATTGCACCCTTTCCACTAAAATAAAAATTGAAACGTTTTTGTATACTATCAATATATACAACCAAAATACACAATCAATATGACAACGAATGAAGATAAAGCAGTAAGTTGGATGCTACATGCCCTCAAAATCGTATTGGGGGATGAAAGCATTCGCAGATATATCATCTTGTATTATTATCCAACGATAACCAATCCATCCAAAAAATGTATCCGCACCTTTGACGCGTTTGTGGAGTCGGCAAAGAAACGCGAAGAAAAGGCAAACGAAATAAGAAAATATTGCAATAAAATGAGTAGAAAAACAGACATGGTTGTATTCACCGCGTCAAACATCCAGCGAACCAAATGCGACAATGAAACACATTTTCAAAGTTATATCATCAACAATACCACAAAAAAGTTGAGCGTTATTGATCCAGCATACGATCCAAACAAGGAAGAGAACAAGGGTATTTATGCGGCAGAGATTTCGTTGGATGTTATCATTCCCTACTTTGAGAGAAAAGGATACGCGACAGAATTTGTCTCTCTTACAACTCCAGCACAAGTTGACGTAGGAGACGTATTTTGCCAATCTTGGACGCTATACATATTGCTTGCAAGGCTCAAGCAAAATGAATATTTTAAAAACAACCAATTTGAGGTCCCCGAAGACCAACTGGACAAGTACGACATGCTTCTCTCCTTTTATCATCAAATCTTTACGGATATGCCAGAGTTGCGCGAGAATTTACTCGTAGAATACGAGGGCGAAATCTTGGAGACTCGCGGACCAAATAGACTAACTAAATCAGAAAAAGAAATATTACTCAAATTTGACCCAGTTGAATTGTTGTTGGGGCTAACTAAATATGAAATGAAAAACTAAATGAAAACCAAAAAACAAACTAAAACAAAACCAAAATAAAAAGGGGCTGACATAGTGCCTTTTTTTACGCGATTTTATATTTTGAAGCTGTATAACCCACTTGTATCGGCTAATTCACGTGGTGCATAAGACAACTTCGGGTTTGGTGGCGGGGGTGCAGGAATCGTCACGGGTATATATCTCAATTCCACTGGTTTCAAAGAAAATGCGTGTCCTGTCGTATCAAAGAAGGCCGTATCTTCAGCAAGATTACTATCTTGTGTTTGATATCGCATCGCAACCATTTGACAGCCTAACGCTCTAGATAACAAGCTTCCAGGATTTGGAGGATTTGCACCATCGTCGGGTAAAACGATTGACATATTTTGTTTGTTATACGTTTTCATCTCATCCACATCAGGTGTATATTTGACACCATTTGTAAATTTTAGGAGACGCATAAAAACAGAATTACTGGTCATGTTAACATATTCTTTAAAATCTTTGTTTTCCATAAATGCGCTATTTGATTTATCTACTATTACAACTATTTTTCCAGCTAGGTCCAATAAAGGCACATTTCCTAAATTTTTACCGGAATTTTCAAAACTATATTTCTTGCCCAATAAATAATCATTCATGCCTTCAAATAGACGAGCCATCCGTGTATAAATTTTTTGATTGTTGCTCATGATTCGTAAATGCAAAATGATAGGGTCATTTGGATTGGGAGCGGTGCTAGTAGAATATGCGAAATTTTTAAGAACCGATAATACTTCAGCAAACTTGACATAGTTGAAGGTATCCTTAACATAAAAGCTGGTTCCAAGAGAGGTCGCGACGACAGGTTCGTTGTTTATGGAATAAATTTCAAAATCAAACCCGCGGACCCCTTGTTTAAGAAGGTCTTTCAATACACATGTAGAAACCGCGTCATTCTCATAGTAGCCAACACTACAAGCATTGTAGGCAGTTTTAATGTAATAATCTTTAAAGGTATAGGTATAATTATTAGGAGTATCCTTGATTTTACTTTGGTTCGTTGTAATCGAACTAATTTTGCCATTGAGTGATGCATATATTTTATCAAGCGATTTGCACCCCTTGGCTTCTAAATTGTTTACATAATCCCATCCCCAAATTGCAATAACGACGCCAATAGTAATTACTACCACCACAATCGTATAAAATATCGAATCATCCATATCTGTTGTTATAAATAATATATATTATATTATTGAAAATAAAAGAGTTAAATAATATTATTATATATTAATAACGACATGGCTGGAGGATTATTATCTCTTATAAGTGAAGGCCAACAATCAATTATATTGTATGGAAATCCTTCAAAAACATTCTTCAAGAGCACATATTCTAAAATAACCAATTTCGGCATGCAAAAATTTCGCGTAGATTATGAAGGCGCAAAAACATTACAATTGACAGATGAATCTACGTTTACATTCAAGATACCTAGATATGCCGATTTATTGATGGATACCTACATCTCAATGGATATGCCTAATATTTGGTCGCCGATTTATCCGCCGACACCTGAGACTGGAAATAAATGGGCGCCGTATGAATTCAAATGGATAGAGAATTTGGGTGCAAAAATGATAAGCCGTGTCTCTATTACGTGCGGAAATCAAAAGCTACAAGAATTTTCAGGCGACTATTTACAAGCACAAATCGAGCGTGATTTAAACGGAACAAAGCGGTTATTGTTTAATGCCATGAGTGGTGGTAATGAATCAATGACAGATCCAGGCAATAGTGGTTCACGTGTCAATTCTTATCCAAACGCGTTTTATACCGCGTCAAATTCTGGGCCAGAGCCTTCTATCCGCGGGCGCACCATTTACATTCCGTTGAATGCTTGGTTTTGCAATAGAACACAGCGCGCATTTCCGCTCATTGCCTTGCAATACAATGAGTTGCATATTCATATAACTTTTCGCCCGATTAATCAGTTGTTTACTATTCGCGACGTCTTTGATCCGTTTTACAATTATCCGTATGTTGCGCCAAATTTCAATTTAGAACATATGCAAATGTATCGGTTTGTTCAACCCCCACCAGATGTTTCATTAGCAACTGCGGCATACATTGACAAGCGTGCAGTATGGAATGCGAATATACACTTGAATTGCACGTATTGTTTTCTCTCTAATGACGAATCTAGATTGTTTGCTGCGAATGAACAAAAGTATATATTTAAGCAAGTACAGGAGACTATTTTCTATAATGTCACTGGACCCAATAAGGTTCAACTGGATTCGCTTGGATTGGTTTCGGATTACTTGTTTTATTTCCAAAGAAGCGATGCAAACTTGCGCAATGAATGGAGTAATTATACGAATTGGCCGTACAACTATTTGCCGTCTGATTTAACTTTAGCCCCTACTGACGGAACATACCCTGTGAAAGAATACGACGCAAGCGGGATACTCGTTGATGTACCCATTGGTCCAGGCGTAAATCCCGATGGATATCAAACTGGTTTGATGTTAACTGGTGATTATAATAGTCAAAACACGCGAGCAATTTTACTACAGCTTGGTATTCTCTTTGATGGTGAGTACAGAGAGAACATGCAACCAGCGGGCATATATAATTATATTGAAAAGTATATTCGCACACCTGGATATGCGCCGTATGGGTTATATTGTTATAGTTATAGCATGAATTCAGGTGCATTATTTTCCGATAATCAGCCCGCAGGTGCAACCAATATGAATCGGTTTAACCAGATTGAGTTGGAGTTTAACACGACGATTCCAGTTCTAGACCCGCTTGCACAAGTCCTTACTATATGCGATCCCAACTCAGGAGAGATTATTGGCATCAACAAACCAACATGGCGAATCTATGATTACAATTTTGACTTGCATTTTTTTGAAGAGAGAATAAACATGATTACCTTTGTGGGTGGTAATTGCGGATTGATGTATGCGACATAAGCAACATATTTTAGTCAATATTCGTCGACCTGTAAAAATATTATATTGTATTATTATCTTTGAATAATATAATAACGAATGAATCACCAAAAT